AGTGTAAAACCTTATAATTATTTTATACATTCAGATAAATCTTGGAAAACTTCAGAGGAAGATATTTTAGAGACTACAAATAATATAGATTTTGATTATATAGAAACTAAGTATTTATCAATAGAATCATCGTTTGAGCTACAAACTCATGCTGCTGAATGTGCTTATTTTTTTGATACTATATATAGAAGCAAAGAATATATTAATAGTATATTCACTAAATCTAAGATAGTTACTAAATATTCTAATAACGGATTTAATGTTTTTGACGGTATTATAGCTTTAGCTACTTTAACAATATTAATTAATGGCTCAGAGCCTATTATTTTTAAGAGTAATTTTACTAATAATAGATATGCTTTTAAAGATAACTTAAATGATTTTGAATTATCTACACTAGTTATAAACTCAGGAATAAATATTAGTAAATATTTTATTATGAATAATAGTGAATTAATATCTGAAACATTACAGAAAATTAATAATAATGAAGTATTTAAAGAAAAATTTAATAATCTTATATTAGATGAAAATAATTATACTAAGCATATAGACCTATTTAAATACTACGCTATAGATGATATTAAAGATAAAGATATAGACACTATTGTAAATAGTGTTAATAGTAACTTAACATTTAGAAAAAACTTAGAAAAAACTGTAGTTAATAGTAATAATTACTTAGACTATGTTAAACTAAAAGAAGAGTATGTTAAGTTATTTAACGCTAATACTAATAGAAGTTTTTTTACACAACATGATAACTATATGGACTATTTAAAGGATAATAGTATAGACTTATATAATTTAATATCACCAGTGTATAAGAATAGATTCGATAAAGATATACTAAAAGTTTTTAATATATTAGTACAAGATATAAAAGATTTTTTAAATATTAACAGCTTAATCTTAGATACACCATATAAAGAAAATATATTTAAACATTTATACTACACAATAGAGTATTTTAAATCGTATATAGTACAACTAACAGATTTTAGAATAATATTCAGATTTAATAATGAGTTAGAAAATAGATTATTTATAATGGATAAAGACCCAGACTTAACTATATATAGTAAAATAGCTGATTTAGTAGGTGGTGAAATGTATGAGTTCCAAGATAGACCCTTATCATTATCTGATAGTTTTTATGAAAATAGTATTAGCTATAGAGATATTAATAATACTATTGAGGTTAAAGATACATTAAGAATTAAAATTAGAGATGAAATTAAAATAACTGTCCTTTAATATCTAAAACTAACTAATATATAATATTCTAAGTAAATATGATGATTGAAGAAAGTTTAAAGAAAATAGAATTTAAAGAAAATTCTGATACTATTAAAGATATTCTACGTATAAGTAATAAAGAAGAAATAAAAAATGAAAACTATATTAGAGTAGTTGACGCAGATACTGGTAGGGTATTGATAGAAAGAAAGAAAAATATTATAACATTAAGAGGTAGAACATTTGCTTTAGAGAAATTATATGAAAATACTAATAACTCACCAAGCTATCCTACTAAAAACTATAATAGAAAAATTAATTTATTTTCAGTAGGTACTGGAGGTTGTCCTGTAGGAGATCCATTCTCACCTATTCTACCTTCGCCACTAGATGTAGCACTAGCAGATAGAGTACCTTTTATTACACTACCTGTAGGTTCTAACCCCACTGATATATATCCAGATATTTCTATGACTAACTACCCAGTAGCACCAGAATTAGTTGGGGATAATAATCTATACTATTATAAAATATTTAATATATTAGAACCAGAATGGTTTATAGATTTAAATACTAATACAACATATAAAAAAGTAGAATTATTAGTAGATATGGAAGATTGTAGAAATGAAAACTTAAACGAGTTAAGTTTATTTTTTTCAACTAACACTCATACAGAACCGGAAATGTATAGTAGAGTAACATTTCCAACAGAACATATTTCAGGTAATAAAAGAATCGTTGTAGAGTATTACACATTCGCTTAATTTATTATTAATTAAATATATCAAGAAACTAATGAATATATAAGTTTCTTGATATATTTAATTATATGGCTATAAAAAGATTGTTAATTAAAGAGATAGATAAAAAATATCTACTAACATTAAAATCTACTAATATTACATTAAAGCTACTAAAAGAATTACTAGCATTCAATGAAAAGAATATTAGAAGATTTAACCCAGTAGATGAAATCATATTAATACCAGACGAATTAGAAATTAATAAAAATGAACTATCTATAGTTGTAAAAGATAGAACAATTACTACAGTAGGAAGATATTTAGCGAATTTATTCTTATTCGGAAATACTAATCTAAGAGATAAAGTACCTTACTATAACAAACCTATTAATAAAGGAGAAATGGGTAAAATATTTACAGATGTTAGTATATTATTAAAAGAGAATAAAATAGATGGAGATACATATATAGATTTTATTAATAGATTACATTGGTTTAGTTTTAGTATTACATCATTTATTGCATATACATTAGATTTAAGCACAGCAGTTCCTTTAGAAAGTGTTAAAAAAAGAAAAGAAGAATTATTTAAGGAACATAGTAAAAAAATAGAAAATAATGACCAAAAGATAGTAAGTGTAATAGAAAAAGAACTAATAGATTTAGCTAAAAAAGAATTAGATGAAAAAGATAGTAATGGTTTAAAAGTGTATGATTCTGGAGCTACTGGCAGTTTTGCTAATAACTATAAAAATACTGTTATTATGAGGGGGAGTATGGCGAAGAGTGATGAAATAACTAATGTTAGTGCTATGACAATTAGTAAAGATAACCTTAGTGACGGTATATCGCTTAATCAATTCCACTCTTATTGCGACATTAGTACAACAGCCAGTTTCTCACGAGCTGTAGGAACAGCAGCTGGGGGATATTTAGTTAAGCAGTTTAATTCAAGTTTTTCTCACCTTAATTGTAATGAAGAGAAAGGTTCTGATTGTGGTACTAAATTTGCCTTTAAAGTAAAAATTACAGATAAGAATGCTGGACAATTTTATCTTAGATATGCTTTATTTAATAAAAACTTAGTTTTATTAGACAATGAAAATTTAAAAGATGCTATAGGTAAAACATTGGAAATACGTAGCCCTTTATTTTGTAAAGATTCTAAAATATGTAATATGTGTATAGGAGATTTGTATCAGAACTTAGGTATAAGTAGATTAGGTAATTTACCTTCTAAATTGGGTTCCGCTCATTTAAACAAAGCATTAAAGGCTTTTCATGATTTAAGCATTAAGCTATCTAAACTAGATGTTTTAGGGTCATTCAGAGAAGTTTAAATAAAAAATAACTATGTATTCTTATTTTGAATACATAGTTATTTCAATTATGTTAGTTATCTATCATTTTCTACATAAAATTCCCCTTGAAGTTCTTTAGCTTTCGCTTCCCTAGCTAAATGCGCTTCATAAGCTGTAGCAAATGTACCTAAATAGAAGCTTTCATTTTCATATTTAATTGTAGCTGTCCATTTATTAGTCTTTTTAATATAATTAACTCCAACATAACCAGATTTATTATTTTTTCTAATTTTTATAACATTTTGGCTATTTTCTAAATGTGTGGCTTCTCTTAGATTACATAATCTATTATCGTCTCTAATACCATTAATGTGGTCTATTAAATTAACAGGATCTGTCCCATATACTAATTTCCAAATAATTCTATGTGCTCTGTATCTGATAGTATCCATATTTATTACAATATAACCAAATTTATCTAAACTCCCAGCTATTTTATTAGCTGTAGCGCTGTTACCCCTACCTTCCTCTTTAAAATGGTATATAGGTCTTTCTTTCCAATATAATATACCTGTATCTGGGTCATAAGTAAAACATTCCATAAGATATTTTTGAGTAGGCAGTTCCAAAGCTTTTGGTTTTTCTTTACCTTCATTAAGTTTCTTTTTTATTTCTTCCTGCGGTATAATTTCTTCTAAATTTTCTATTTTATTATTAAATATATCACCATCTATATGTCTCAATACCCTATTGGTGTCTACCCCGTAAATAATTTTCCATACAATTTTATGTATCACATAACATTTTCCATCTATGACTACCCTTCTATCTTTTAATGTTATAATTACTTCAGTATCTTTATATAATCTATTAATTCTATTACATGACGCATTATTTTTAAAATGATACCTAGGTCTTTCTTTCCAGTATAGTTTACCTACTTTTTCATCATACCTAAAACACTCCAATAAGTATTCTTGACTAGGCAATTGTTTATGATTTATTTTCTTTTTAACAGATAAATTAGCTATTACTTTTTTTAAGTTACATATTTTATTATTTTTATAATCACCATCTATATGTTCTATATATTCTACAATATCTTCACCGTATTCTAACTTCCAAATAATTCTTGATGTTTTATAATTTATCCCATCTAATTTAACAACCAAACTTTTATTATTAAAAACAGAACCAGCTTCTTTATTAGCATAATTAATATGGAATTTTACGTAGTTACCTTTATTTTTAAAATGACTTCTAGGTCTTTCATTCCAAAATATTTTACCTAATTCTCTATCATATCTAAAACACTCCAACAAATATTCTCTAGTCGGTAGTTCTTTAACTTTACTCATATTTTATAAATTCCTTTTCGTATTATTAATTTATTACTTATTTAAATCTTTTTTAAATAATCCATTTCTGGAAGTTGTCCTCTAACGTTTTCTTTAGTATTTTCTGTCATATTATTTTACCCTTTTCCTGTCCCCTATAATTAAGTTATTCCTGTATTTATCTAGTATAAATGAATTTTCTTCATCTAAATACAAAATTAATATATACTTATTATTCTCTTTAACTCCACATATAAATAACAAAAAAAAATCAACATAAGAAATTAATCCTATGTCGATCTTTATTTATTTACTTATTTTCAATAATCTCTATTAAATTCTTTATAACTTCAGGACTATTAGCAAGGAATACTAAAACATCCCAATCTACTCTTAACCATTCAGAACAACCTAATAATTCTAGTCCATTAGCATCTACAATACAATCATCCTCACACTCACTTTGAAAATATTGTACTACTTCACAACTTTTTGGTGTAGTTTTAACAACATTTATAAGACTTTTAGCTTCTATAGCCTTCCAAGGTAAAGGATGTTTTATTTGAACAGTATCTAAATAATTTTTCAATTCTAATATATCTTCAGCATTAAGACCTATATGTTTATTCTTAGAATACATATTTTCACTCTCCTATATACTATGAGGATATTCTTTAAAAATTCCTCTTAAATAATCATGTTTACACCAAGAATAAGAAACATTAATTCTATCTTTTATTAATTCTATTTTCTCTTCATTATACCAACGTAAGTACATTTTTAATCTCCTCTTATAACTAGCTGTTCTAGCAGAAATCTTATGTAGTGTTCTAAGTTTACAATGATTTTCATAAGAACTACGATTAAAGTCTAGTTTATGTTTAGTTTTCACTAGTATTCTTTCCAAAAAGTTAATTTTAATAACAAATTTATTCTGTTAAGTTTCATTTCAATATTCCTATAACTACCGTATTTAGGATTAATAGTAGGAATATATCTATCTAACCAAGGTCTATTCATACAATGTATATTTCTTCTATAATATCTTAGTGTATTAATTTTCTTATAGTGATTTTTCCTTTCAGTATCTAATCTTAGTATTTCATTTAAGTATTCTTTCCGTAGAGCTAAAAGTTTGTCTTTAGATAACTTATTCATAATAACCCCTCTTAATAATATAAATCAACATGAGAGATTAATCCTGTGTTGATTTTAAATTATTTTACAGATAAATTATTCATAGTAGCTTTGACTAAATTAATAAAAGCTTCTTCAGCTTCGTTTCTTAGTCTATCTACTCTATTAATTTCGTTATGATAGTGCCAACTGAAATCATAACCCTCGAATTTATTTCTTTCTAACTCTAATTCAAAATTAGCTGTCATATAATTTTGAAATAAATTACAGTAATCTTCGAATTCTTGCATAGTATTCCCCTATTTTTAATTAAAAATCTTTAGGTTCTGCGAAATTTTTCAATTCAATTAAAGCATTTTCAAACTCTTCTATAACTTGTTGTAACTCACGACCACTGTTTAATAGTGTACTATTTTTATTATATTCGAATAAACCTAATACACTTAATTTTTCTTCGCCATTTTCAATAACAACATCAACGGCATTACCAAAGATAACTTTATTTACACTGACACTTAACATAACAATTCTCCTGAGATTTAAATTACATCATAAAAACGTATCGAATTCATCAAACATTAATGGATTGTTAAATTCTTCTTCAGTAATATCGCAAATAAAAGATTTTAAATCTTTTTCTTTTTTAGGATACAGTGTTCTATAAACTTATTTTTAAGTTCTTCTAAAGACATATTATTAATACGTTCAATAGCTTGTTTCGATAATTCTTGAATATTCATTGTTTCGCCTAATAGTTAAATTATAATATTAATATATATTTATTATTATTAATATTACACTTAACCACATCTTTGCTTTTGTATTAGATAAGAGAAATATATTAATAGTGCTTTTTTATATGCAATTCTTGTAGCTTCTCTAGTAGTATTACTATATAAAGGGGAATATTTATTTAGTAGTATATCTAAATTATCTTTAATCTTTCCTACATTCTCATCTACACTATTAGATTTACCATATACACTTACAACAAAAGGAATAAATTTAATATTACACACAGCTTTTAAATCATTATCTTTTTGATGCAACATAGTGATAGTAAATATAGCTCCTATTACTTCTTTAATTAATTCATTATCATTACTTTTAAAATTATTAATAATAGCTTTTAACGAATTAGTTGTAATACTTCCTGATAAATTACTAGCTATTAATAAACCTTTCTCATCTAAACTATTCATACTATTCCATATAACAAATGAAGATGTAGCTTGCTCTATACTAGAAGAATCTGATTTTCTATCATAGTTAAAATCCTCTTCTCCTTCCTCATCTTTCATAGCTGTCATATCTGTATTAATATATAATTTATGTTTATAATTGTATGTAAATTCATTAGCTATTTTTTGCACAAAAGCATTTAATCTAGTTCTCAGTCCTTCTATATATCTAAAAATTTCATCATCACTATCATTAGTAAAACTCTTCTCATAATTCTCGTGATTAGCATCACCTATCTTCTGTAAAGCTGCTTGTAATGAACCTAGTCTTTTAATATCAAATTTATTAGATAGATTATTAATAGTATAATCCATTACTTCTTTTTTAGCATATCCTACAGGAAAATATTTTCTATGTAGCATAGCATAAATTCTAACAGTAGTAGCTAATTTAGATATTTCTACCATTCTTTTATTGTTAGTAATAGTATAGTGTCTTATAATAAGAGTAGCATTAATAAAGAAAGGATTATTTAAAAATACTGGATTGAAATTTTTAAGATTAGCTTTTTTCATAGCATCTGTTATTTCTACATCTGTTAATCCTGTTAGTTTAAAGAAAGGAGTGGAAGATATAGAAGGTTTACTAGAAAGTCCTATATCAGATAATACTTCGCTATCCCTATCAAATACATTTCTAATTTCATTCATAAAATCTCTCTGTAAAGATTGATCTTCTAATCTTGGTTTTATTTTATTAGCTAAAAAAACAAATTCTTTATGGTTTATCATAGTTAAAATAAAAAAATAGTTATATTAAGGAGTTCCTAATATTAGGAACTCCTATTAAACATTAATTACAGAATCTATTGACTACAGCATCAAATATATCATTAGAATTAAAGAAGTTATTAGCTACGGTAATTTTTAAATTAAATTTATTAATTACAGTTTTAACGGTTTTTTTAATAAAAAAATCAGTCTCATAACTAACATCTATCACACCTTCTAAATTATTAATGAAATCTATAACATCTTCATTAACTTTTTTATCAAAACATATATCGAAGATTAATTGATTAGGAAATGTTTTTAAATATGCTTTCATATTATTTTCTCATACAGTTATAGTTAAATATATTAGTTTAATATATATTTATTTTCTTTAACTCCGCACCTAAATATATTCTTTATAGTTTTTAATATTTTCATATATCTCTTTAATAATATCTAAGTTATCTCTAATAATGAGGATATGTATTATTATCATAATAATTAAACCTAGCATATACTATTTCTCTCATATTTATAATTTATTAGTAAGTTTATAATATATACTTATTTTTATAACACTAAACTAAAACAAGTTAATATAAAATAAATCTAACAAGTAATATAATAATGGTAAATTATAGTAAACTTAGCACTAGAAATAGTTTTAGAGCGCGTGAAAGAATGCTAGACCAACAAAAAATAGCTGATGCTTTAAATAAGACACATGAGAAAAAATTATTAGAACAACAAGAATCTTTTAATAGTACTAAAATTAATCCTTTAGACCCTAAATATATTAGAAAAGAAAAAGCTCCTAATAAATTTGTAGAAACTCATAAATTTATTGAAGGTGAAGTAGAAAGATATTTTATGGAGTCTTTTAGAAATATTATTATTAAGTCTAATATTTTAGATAAAGATTTAGTTATTACTAATAGTTTAAGTATTAATAAAACTACTAATGAATTATTAGAAAGTTTATTAGGTGATATTAATATTAAAGACTTAAATAAATCTGAAGTAGGTAAACTGTTATATGAGAGTATTTTAGATAAAGTAGAAAGGGGTCACGATTTAAATGAATCTTTAGAAGATATTGATGATAAGATTTCTATTATAGAAAATACCTATGCTGATGTTTTACATGAGAATATTCTTAATATGATTGTGAAAGAAAAACAACGTAAACGAGAAAAGTTATTAGTAGAAAGTAAGGTAGAAAATAAAAAAAATATTAAAAATAAAGATAGAGAAGCTTTAAGAGATACTTCTCTATTAGAAGCTTTATTAATTTTTAATAGTAAATTACATTTAGATAAGGTTTTAAATGAATCTGAACAAATAGAAAAGAGTAAATTTTGTATGTCAGAATCTATTATGCAATATAGTTTCTTAGAAACTTTAAAAATTATGAATTTGATTAATATTAATGAAACTAAATTTATTGATAAGTTAAAATTTTATAAAATAAAATAAATAAGAGGGTAAGTCATTATGACTTACCCTCAATTTTATTAAGACCAGATATATCCAGGTATATTTATATAGAATTCTGGGGGTAAGAATACTACATATGAGTTTTCTATAATACTTATATACTCCCCATAGTAATATTCCCAGAATGTTTCATTTAGAAAATTAGCAATTTTTTTTCTACAACAACACTCACCGATATCCAACTTAATTTCTTCTTCTTCGTCATCTTCCTTGTGTAGAACTTTTGTTCTACAGATAATCTTTACTCTCATTTCTTTCTTCCTTTTTCTATAATCCTGCTACCATCAATATCTTTAGCATATTTCTGAGCTGAACCCCTATCGGCAAAAATAGCAGCTTGATTTCTATCAGTAGTCCCGATTGGACCACCTTTAAAAAATAGCCCTTTAACAATCTCAATTAAGAACATTTTATTCTCCTTATACGAAACTAGTTGGAAGTAAACTATCATATTCCATTTCTATATCTTGATCAACCCACCCCTTTTCCCATAACTTCCTTTCTGTTAACATTAAGTAGAAAATAGGATTAGATGATTTTAATTTACCGTTTTCTCTAGCTTTTCTCCCTTGTTTATAAAATTTATTTTGATTTAACTCTAATTCCGCTTTATCTGTTGATACCATGATGTTTACTCCAAAATAATTAAAGAAATACACTATAGTAATATATATTTATAAATCTAGACTATACACTAAAGTTTAATTTTTAGAAACAATGTCTTGTTTACCTCTATTAATATTAAATTTATCTTCTCTTCTATCGATGTATAGTTTAATATCAGGAAATTCTTGTTCTAAGAAATCTGCCATTTTATGAGCAATTTTTCTTAATGTTGGATGTACGCTAAGATTAGAACGTAATTCCGCCACATAAACCATTTGTGGTAAATCATAAGATAGCTCACAAATTACATTATTACCTAACGGGGTAAAATATTGTAAATCTACATCACTTATATTATATAATTGATACAATATTTGCATTTTCTGATACTGTTCATATAGCAGTACTCCTATATCTTTATCATAATCAACTTGTTCTAGATACCAACCATTAAAACCGTCACTATAACACATTAATGGAATTTCACATAATCCTTTTCTATGTCTTTGTATATCTCTAAAACTACCATAGTCTAATTTAAATTTCAAATTGAAAATACCTAATTTAGAATAATATTTAGGAATTTTACTATATTTTGGTCTATTAGATAATATCTTAAAATCAAAATGTTTATTTGAATCATAACTCACCTTAGTTAAAATATTATTATCGCAAACAAAACTAATATCATCAGTTAAATAGGTTTCTAAGTAATTAATATTTAAAGCATTTTCTTTATAATAGTTATCCAATTCTTTATTTTCTTTATGTGAAAAACTACTAGGATATTTTTGTTTTAAATCTTCTAAAGTTATATTAGCAATATCTCTAACTTCTTCTAAAGGATGGAATTTTAACTCATATAGTTTTTCATAAGCATCTCTTAGAGAAGTATGCCAAGAGGTTTGTGTAGTAATACCCGCTGGTAAAAATCCTCTAGCTACATCAAATGCTCTAGCATTAATAGCTTTATTCCAAATACTAATATCCTCACCTTCTTTTAAAGGGAATTTAATAGTTAATTTATATTGCATATAATCAAGAACTTTTATATAAAGCTGCATCCAGTTATATAGAATTTCTTCTGATAAATGATTACCTTTTAATGGGTTATAAATATTCTGTTCAGAAAAATTTATAAATCTGCTCGATGTTTCCTGACCATTGAATTTTTGACTATCTTGAATAGCTTTAGCAGCTAATATAGATAATCCTTCAAAGAAAATTGTAGTATTACCACAATCACCAATAGAACTATGCCCATATCCTACATAGTAACTATTCATAAATTTATCAGAACCTGTCTGTAATACTTTTTCTTTATGTTTTTCTACACTTTCAGAAGACCTACTATATAATGCTTGCATCATAGCAATAGTCTCTGGAGGGAATTCATCTATAATAGTAATTTTAGTTTCATTCATAGTTATAATCCTGTTGACCCATGACCATTAGAACCTCTATCAGTATCTTCAAAATCTTCTTCAGTAAATTCTACTTCTAAAGCATGAAAAACAGGAGCTAATACTAATTGACAAATTTTAGTTTTATGTTTAGTAATCTTAAAAGGTTCATCACCTAAATTTATTAAATTAATCATAACTTCCCCTAAAAATTTGTTATCTAAAGTCCCAGGTGCATTTACAATAGAAATACCAAAACTATTAGCTAGTCCGCTTCTAGGTCTAACTTGTAATTCTAGCACTTGTTTAACACCGTACATAACTAACATCTTATTAATATTTTCGATAGGAGTATAATTAGGTATTTTATATGATAATCTAGTTCTAATTAATTTTCTTTCGCTAGGCAAAATATAATCATCTTCTATAGCAAACATATCTAAACCAGAATCATCTTTATGAGCATACTGAGGTAAAATAGCATCTTCATGTACTTTCTTAAATTGTAATTTTTGCATTATTATTTCCTTATATTTAATTTAGTTTTAAATGTTTTTGCAGTAGTTTAGCATATGCATAAATATGTTCATTATTAATAGAATTTAAATATTCTTCAGATTTTATTTTACTCATATATTCGTCAATATATTCATTACGATGTTTACTTTTATGTTTTGAAAAAATATTATCATATAATAGTTCTACTTTATCTAAACAATGACTATAATAACTCTGTTCTTCTGATTCTAGTATGTAATCAATTAACATTTTAAATTTTTCTTCTTTTGTCATAATATATTATATAATAAGTTATTTATACTTATTATATAATATATATTTAAAATTTAAATTATAATTTAGGTAATATATCAACTATATCTGAAAAACTTTTAAATTCTAATTCTTTCTTTTGAATTTTGAAAGCTATATTTTTACAAGCTAAACACCAATCAATTAATTTACTAGCTTCTTCATTATATTTTATATCATATAACCATAAATATAATTCTTCCATAGATTCATAATAATATGGTTCTCTTTTTATACAATCTAATATATAATTATTAATAAATGTTATTTGGTTTTGAATTATATTATCTATACTATTTTTAATATGTAGCATTTAAAATACCTTGATTTTGTATTACTGTTAATAAACCTTGTGTACCGTTAGATAATTTACCTGGTAAAAATGTATCTCTATTACCTATAGCTTTACCATAGCCGTTATGTTTAATATAAAAATTATTTGCACCTAATTTAGCTATTTGTCCATTAGGATATATAGGGTTACTTAGATCGGTAGGCATTGTTATATTCGGATAGTTATAAAATCTAATAGAATCATTATCTACTGGTAGATATATATCCATTACGCTATAATTAGTTATAATACCTTTGTAATTAGTTACTATTAAACTATCCTTTTCTATATTATTTGCAGATATACCTACTATACAAAATATATTATCTATAATGAATCTAGTTATCCCACCTAAACAATTAACAAAAGTATTAAAGACTAAATTAGATTGAGTTATTTCAATAAATATTGGATTACCTGTTCTACCTGTCCCTATATGTGTATTATCAAATAATTTACTATTATCTAAACTACCGTTATATTGATCATAATAACCACCTGATATAGTTATAATATGAGAGTGTGCTCCACCGCTAATTTTATATGATCCGACTACATATAACACTGAACTATCTATATACATATGATTACCTACAGTTTGAGTAAAAATAACATTTTTTATCCAAACTTCAGCTTCTTTATGTAAATATATTTGAGAATACCAAGGATCTACTAAATAAGCTGATAAAAATTTCACTCCTTCTATTTTTACTAAACAGTTCTCTATATCTAAAGAACATTTGTTTTCTCCAACAGGGTTAGCTAAAACTACAGCTTCTGGATTAGTTACATTACCTATTAAATTTATAATTTTAGACTTAGATATATTATTTATAACATTATTTTCAGAATAAAAACCATCAGCTAAGTTAAAATTGTAATTACTATTTTCTGGATATCTATAAGATTTAATAGTATCTTGTGCTTTAAATATGGTTTTAAAAGGTTTAAGACTACTACCATCACCATTAATATCATCACCTGAAGGGGATATATAAATATCAAAATAACCTGAGTCAGGTACTTTATATCTAGAATCTAATCTATGTGATAACCCTTCATAATCTTTATAGTACACTGAGTTTAATTTACTATCTATATACAATTCTCCGTTTAAAGCTTTCTGTGGGTCTAAACCTTCTATTTCAACAAGAGGTTGATACACACACCCATTTATTTCATTAGCCATATTTTATGAATATATTTATACTGTATAATAAATAGTTCTATCTATTGCAGTTTATTACTAATAAACAATCATTATTTTCTCTATCACCTTTAATATATTTTATATTAGTGTTATGTATTTTTCTTTCACCATTAAATATGGCAGTTTCATTATTCAATCTTAATCCTGTTACTACTAATCTAAATACTCCACCTGTTCTATCTATTTCTATATTAACAAATCTACTGAAATTCGTAGATGCGCATAAACAAGCTAGGGTATTAATAAACTCATTAGATAAATTATTTGTTAGATGATTATAATCAATATAATCGTTTATAATATTTTTAGAATACCCTGAGTATCTAATAAATTTATTTAAATCAGTTTCATAATCTTTAAAATAATCAACCATGTCAGATATATCTGAGTTAACTAAATAGTTAAAATTATATTCAAATCTTCTACTAGTATTTAAACCTTTAATAGCTAATATTCCGCTATTTAATATTTCAATTTGGTCAGATGAAACAAATTTACCATTAGAGAAAGCTAAATTAGCCATCTTAGCTGAATATGATACTATATCATTTTCAAAATCAACAGTACCTTTATCCCCTATTGTATCAAAATAAGCACATAAATTTCTAGGATGATATGGTTGATTTAATATTATTCTAATATGACTATTGTTAGTAACAGGTATTAATTTATCATCACATAAAACAATAGAAGGTGGACTACTATCATTATACTGATTATAATCTATAAAAAAATCAACCCCAGGTGTTAATTTGATACCATTAATCCATAAGTAAATATCATATACTCTCTTATAAGGTAAAGGGTAATATTCATTATCGATTTTAGTAACCAATGGTATTCTATTTACAAATCCTGAAGCTGTATATTGTTCAACTAATAAATCGTAATTAAAAAACTTAGAACCAACATCCGTTATAAGTAAATCAACACCACTAACATTAGCAATAATATTTAATTCACTATAATCTATAGTATTCATTATTAAAAACTCTGTATCATATAACACATTACCTAATAGGTTAAAACTTAATTTATAATTATCCGTAAGTATTGTATTATAATTAACTCTATGTAATTGTCTATGATAAATATCTGATGTACCTCTATTTTCTTTTTTAAATACAGTATAATAGTTTGTATCTAATATAGGTTTTATTCTGCTAAGATTAATCATATTAGTTTCGTCTTGAGATAAATCTAAATTAGCGTAATATGTTCCATTTCTACCTATTAAATCATCAGTTACTATATCTTCTGCACTTAAATCATCTATATCTAACCTACTAGATATTAAATCATCTACAGTGATAACATCTGAAGCATATATTGTTTTTTTTATATATCTAACTTTTTCAGTAACATTTTTTTTCTTAATAACTACTACTTTTAGAGTATATTTATCACTTAATAATTGTGCATTGTAATTAGCTAAAGCTATATTAGTGTATAAATCTTTTTTTCTAACATATATAGTTAAACCTGATTGTAAATTTCTAATTTTATAATTATAAGGTGCTACTAATTTTCCTTCATAATCAAAAATTAATATTATATAGTCAGTTTCTTCACATCTACCAGCTTCATTACAAGGAAATACTATCCAATTAGAATTAACATCCATATGAACAGCTTCATTATTAAAATAATCTCTATAAGAATAATCTGAAGCTATCGGATATTGAAATTTCTTATAGAATATTGGACCCGAATATCTACTGAAGAACTCATTTAAATATTTAGGGTTAGAGATAGCAATATTTAATAAAGATTTATTAATCTTATTTTCTTGAAAATTAATAGAATAAAACCTATCATTTAAAGTTTTTTTTATATTACTCTCATCTAGTAAGTCATAATCCTGTAGAGGTAAGAAATTTATAGTTGGATATAAATTAGTATATGTGTAATTACTTAATTGCATAATTTACTTCTGTTTGTTATATAATATTTGAAAGTTTTAAATAAAAAATAAAGAGCTATATTAATATAGCTCTTTATTTTAACTGTTAATAAGGTGTAATATATTTAACTTCTGTATCAAAATAATAATTTTCTTTAATATCTACAAAAGGTACAATACTATAACTAGCTCCAGGGTCTGAACTACTACTAGCTACTAACCCCAATCTATTTATATAAGAAGGGTCTATATTTCTATGGTTTAAACTGATCTTAGTTTTACTATCACTACTTAAACCAGAGTCCCCTACTTGAGATAACTTTAACCCATTAAATATATCTGCTGTATTAGTATTGTTAATATACCTTAATAATCTATTAGTTAATATCTTTTTAATACAAAAGTCTGGTGGAATATTAGAAAAGATTTGTTCTAATCTTTTCATTGTCGTTTTCTTACTATTAAATACTCTATAGGTAGCTTCTGAACATTTAATAATAAATGGAAGAATTAAGTATTCTTCTAATCTTAATCTCTTATTAGCTAGATTTGTATTAGTACCGTTTCTTAATTCATCGAAAAAGTACATCATCCATCTAATAATAGCGTAAATATCGTCTTTATCCTTGTCTAGGACTTGAATAAGATTTTTCTTAGTCCTACCGTCCATAATCCTCTCTAATGACCTTAAAATCGAATCTCCTGCATCTATATAGCTATTAGGATTCTTAGAAAATATCTTACCTAGTTTAATTTTCCAAAACTCATTGTCATTTAAATTCTCTATAGTAGGTTTATTTTCATATATAAATTCTAATAGTGTGATAAATACATTATGGTTAGCTTCATATACTTCTTTTTTAATAGCTAAAGATTTACCAGTAGCTATTTTAAATAAGTAATGAGTTTCTTTATATAGTTTTAATTCTTTAGCAGGAATTTTCTCAAATAACTTAATAGCTTCTATAGGTATATTGAAATATTCTAGTGTACCTAAGAAACCTTTCTTACCCATATAATAATATAATATATTTATATCTTTTCTAAATAAGTTTAATTTAATCTCTCTACCAACTAATGTATTACCTACTAAATCTTCTCTCTCAATATCTTTATATGATAAATGTATAGGCATTAATAAAGTTTTAAGAGTTAAACAATCTTTAGTATTATAAGTGCCATTATCTATTAATTGATATATAGCAGTATATTTAGAACCATTCAACTTATAATAGAAATCATCTACTAGTTTAGGAAATAATATAGGTATAGATATATCTTTTACTAAATCTTCTGCTTCTAATCTAAAGTGTATAGTAATTAATATATATCTATTCTCTTTAATAGATTTATTAGTTCTATTAAGTAAAGTATTAATTTCTATTTCATTAGTAACTACTTCACATCCTATATAATATACTCCTGTTATAATTTCTAATGCTTTACATAAATCTTCTAAGCATTCTACTGTTTTAGGAATATGTGTTTCGTTCCTCTGGTATATGAATTTGTTATTAAATTGTTCTGGGTTATTAGATTGGTATTGTTTATAGAACTGTTGTTGTATTAGCATATAATTCCATTTATATTATTTATTAGGTTAGATATCAAACATTTTTAATTTGTTATGTAAGTTTTTACTATCTAATATTCTCTTAGATATAATACTCTCTTTAGATTCTTGTAGATATAAATGAGGACAAGATAAAGAATAATATTTAGGTTTACTATAATCAATAACTCTTTCTCTAGTATAAGTATCAAAATAGGTATATGTATTCTTCCAATAACTATTATATACTAAATTTAATTTTAAGTAATAATTAAATCTTTTTATTACATATGTTTGTATATAATCAATAGAACTATCTATTTTCTCAAATCTTTGATTATAGGTATACTTAACTTCATAAGAACAAGTATCTGTATTTAATCTTAAAGCTTCTATTGTTTCTCCTATGATTTCAGCTAATTCTATTAGGTATGATTGTTTATTATCTTCTTTATATAATTCATTAGGTATTAGTATCATAATTATTTATTAATGTTTTTCATATCAATTTTAAAATTAGTATAATTATGTATATTGCTTCCAGGTTTATAGTATGTATCTATACCAACTGTATTATTAATACTATCTTCTCTAATAACTATTGTGTACTCTTTAAATGTAAATACTAAAATATTATAATCTTTATACTGATAAGATTTAATAATATCATAATTATATAATCTATTAGTATTATATTCAATATCTATATTATTACAATAATCTAATATAGCTAAATATTCTTTATTATATAAATTAATAAAGATATTATCACATATATCATTAATATCTTTTTTACTTACTCTAGTTAAATATATTTTATTATCCATATTATTACCTATTTTGTTATTACTAATTTATTAATATATATTTATTAATATTATTAAATTTTACGATTTCTCCCGTTTCTAATAAGAAGTTACTAGTTAGTTTTTGTTATATTTTACCTATCTTTTCTAAAGAACATAGAAAATTTATATAGTTTTATATACAAATGATAAAAGTATAGATTTTATCAGACATAACTTACTTATATGAAATTGAAATTTTAGAAAATTATTACAGGAAAATAAAAATGGATAAAGAACTAGAGGTTGAAAATACTCAAGTGTTATCAGATAGCGAAGAATTTAAATATGAGAAATATGACCATAAATTAGGTGAATTTAGATTAAATGATGAATCGGTTGATTCTATTATAGCTAAATGTAATGATAATAATATTAAAGCTAAAAATTTAAGAGATAAATTATATCATAATGTAATGAATAACTATGGTCATAAAGATAATGAAGTTATTAAATATTTAATTAATAAACTAGAAGAAGAAACTAATTACTTGTTAAATTTCTTTGAACTAGACTATACCTTACCTGCATTATTAGTTAACTTAAAATAGGAAAATAAAAATGACTAAAGAACAACAAGAAATCTTAGAACAAGATAGAAAAGATACACAAGAACATATTGATAGTTTATCACAAGAAGAATTAGAAAGAGAAATTATATTTAATAAAGATGAAGTACAAGAAATGAAAGATGAATTAGATGTATTATTGAAACAATATGATTCGAATAAAGAAATTATCAATGAATATAAAAATAGTAACAATGTGAATGATATTGAGTATGTAATTAATGAAATAGTTAAAACTAATGAGCTATTATTAAAGAATATTAAAAGTTTAGATTTTGATATAGCTATTAATAGTGCAGAAATTACTTTAGGTGAAGACTTAGATGATATTCCTGTAGAAGAATTACAAGAGATGCAAGATAGTTTAGATATTTTATTAGAACAATATACTTCTAACCTAGATGAAATTGAAAAGTATAAAGATACTTTAAGAGAAAATATCAAAGACCTAATATCAGTAACAGAAGATAGAGATAGTTATCCATTTGATATAGACTATATTAAACCTATTAAAGTATTACTTAAACAATTAAATAAAGAAAATAAAATTCTATTAGAAGAGATTGAATCTTTAGAGTTTGATATTAACTATTACACAAATAACTAAAAATATACGAATTTTAAAAAACATAACATAATATTATAAAATCAGTATTAACAAATTTTAATAAATTAACAAGGAAAATCACATGACAGAACAAGTTGAAAAATCATTAGCAGTAACAGCAGACTTAGTAGCATTAGTACAAGAGAAATTACAACAAGCTTTAACAGAATCTCCTGTAGACGGAAAAGTACCAACAGTAACTAAAAAAGAAGTTAAATTCTATGTATCTACATTAACAGAATCTATTGTAGAACTATTAACTACTCATAAAGCTTTACGTATTAGCGGTTTAGGTACATTTAAAGTACAAGAACGTGCTCAACGTGCAGGACATAATCCTAAAACAGGTGAAGCTATTACAATTATGCCTAGTGCATCAGTTCGTTTACAACCTGAAAAGAAAGTTAAACAATTGATGAAAGAAACTTGGGTATAACATAAATATTTAAATAATATACTATAATACTTAATTGTATTATAGTATATTAATTTTTAGTGCATATTTAAAGATTTTAAGTATATATTACTACTATAATATTAATTTAAAGGAAAATTACTATGTTAGATAATATAGGAGAGCTAAAAATAGAGAAAGAAAAGTTAGAAGAAGCTTTAACATATTCTAATTTTTCTTATGAAGAAAGACAACTAATATCTAAAGGTATATATTGGTTACTTGAGAATGGAAGAACTTATTTAGGTTTAGTTTATTTAACTCATTGTGAATTATATCCTGATAAGAAAATAGATTATAAAGAAGAAGGTAAATTAGTGAGAGAGTATTTACTGAAAAATCGTTCAGTTTAATATATTGTGAGAGAGTTGAAATATACTCTCTTTCTTTTTTAATTTATATTAGATAATAACTTTATAATAGAATAAAACTTTTTTATATATTTAATATAAGGTATACAAATGGCTTTAAAAAACGAATTAAAAGTATTAACGACAACAGCTCAAACATTAGTAAGTTACGAGCATCAAGCTTTGCGTATTATTAATATCGTATTCTACAATCCTACTGCTAGTGCAACTTCATTCGATTTAACATTAACTGATAAAACTGGCACTAAAATTACTTTACGTAAAGGTAAATCTCTAGGGGCATCTACCGAAGATGTTATTAATTATATGATTGTATTAGAAAAAGGTGATAAATTAGAAGCAGTAGCATCTGCCGCTAATAATATTAATGTACTAGTAAATTATGAACCATATAACGGTTCCCCTGGTCTATAATATATGGAGCTGAGTAATGTTAGTGGAGTTGTTAACACTACAGATACTTTAGTTTTTGTATGTGGTAAACAAAGTTCTATTTTTAATATTATTTTTTCTAATATTACTGGATTAGCTTCTAATGTAGATATTAAGATTTTTAATAAAAAATTAAACCGAGAGCTTAATTTACCTAAAGGTGAAGAATTCTTAATATATTTAGCTAAAGGATTGAGTGTGCAACCTAACAATATTCTTAAATTTGGTGGTTCTGATGATAATAACTATTATCTAAATGAAGGAGATAAGATATATGTTTCAAGTCTTAGTACAAATACTTTACATTATCATGTTAATGTAAAATCCAATATGTAGTAAAATTTAATATAAATAGTATATGTTAATTAACATATACTATTTATATATTTAGTGCAAAGTTAGAGAAAATAAATATATATAATACTAATAGAAGTAAATATTTATTTCTACTACATTTAACTTTAATTTGGAGATGATTATGGCTGTTTACAAAAGAAGAGAATTTAGATTAGGTGATTTAGTTATTTTAAACCAAACTAAATTGCGTGATATTCCAGCTTCTTTGGTTAGTCTTGTATTGAGTAACGTTGGTAAAATTGTAACCAGATTTAGAATAATTGCAATATCTGACGGGTTAGTTACTATTAAATGTAATGCTACTGAAGAAAATTTTAACGTTCCTGTTAATATATTAGTAGCGAGTTTTAATAATGTTAATAAAGTTACTAAAAAAACAGTAGTAGTTAATGTCGAGGGAATCGAAGTTTTTGGTAAATTAATTAAGTATGGTTATAGAGTAAAAGGTAAAATTAAAAAAGAGGATGGAGAAATTATCAACTTTAATTGTAGTAAAAATAATTTAGGTTTTGTAGAAGAAATCTAAATTTATAAAAAGATTGAGGGTATAGTAATATACTCTCTTTCTTTTTTTGTTTTAAAAACTACTAAATATATAAACTAACATAAAATTACTATGTTCCTTAAAACATATAATAGATATTTACAAGAAAAAATAGAAGATGATATAGAGAATTTAGGTAAAGATATTACAGATACTAGTAAAACAAAAATTGATACTAAAGGAGAAGTTGAGACAGCTACAACTACTAGTAATACTACAGAAGAAACTAGTACAGAGGAAGAAGTCCCTACAGATATTAATAACACACCAGAAGAAGAAACAACTACTCCTACAGAAGATGCCATTAATACGGATGAAACATTACCTACTGAAGAAGAAACAGTAGATCCTACAGAAGAATTAGAATTAAATAAAGAAATATTAGGATTATTTGATTCTTTTAGTAATGTTAGAGATAAAATTAAAAATATAGTATCTAATATAGACCAACTTTTTTTTTCTGTAGAGAAAACAGAAATTAAGATAGATTTATTAAAATTAAAAGATTTATATAATAATATAGATACTGCTGTAAAAATTATTATTAAGAAGAATATTACTAAAGATAATATAGATATAGTAAAAAAACAGTATGATGATATAAATTCTGTAACTAATAATCTAGTAGTAGAATTAGAGAAGATTGTTAATAGTATTAAGGTAAATATATAACATTTTAAATAGGATATTAAAAAATTATATATAATTTATATTATAACAAGGAAATTATATGGCAGTAACATATATGCAAACTATTCGTAAGCCAGACCGTTTAGATTCAGTAGATACTATTTTACGTGAAGCTAATGACGAATTTAGTCAACGTGATTATAATCTATTTGGTCGTGACTGGTTAGATGTTTATGCAGAAGCTTCGATATACGACGATTTTAAAAATAAACTATTAGAAGGTTTAGAAACTGTTGGTAATTTATCTCAAGCTAACCAAGAAGAAATTCTAGGTCAAATGTTAGAAAATAATAAAGATGAGATATTAAAAGAGTCTTATAACGGTGGACCTTCTAACAACTTCCAACCAATTACAGCAGTATCTCCTGTAGTATTACGTAAAACTTGGCCTAAATTAGCTTTAGTTAACGCTATCCCTACTGAAGTTATGACTGCTCCAAAAGCTACTATTCAATATATGACTACTTATTATATTGATAAAGATGGTAATGAAGTTGATATCGTACAAGATTTTAAACAAGGTAGCTCAATGTTAGCTATGCGTCCTCGTTTGAATGATAAATATTTTACTTTACCAACAACTGCTCCACAAGACTTATTTAATCCTTCTGGTGCTTCTCAAGCAGTTCAAGATGGTTTAGTGGGTGCAGGTGTAGATACTGGTGACTTTATTGACGTTGACGTTGAAATTGAATCTGTTGTTATGACAGTAGATTCTGAAGACGTAACATTTACCCCTAAAATTGTTTTAGCTGGTGGTGTTAACGGAACTAAAGGTTTACCAAAAATTGATACTCGTACTAACACTATTCAAGTAGATTTAACTGCTACAAATACAGCTGGTGTGTCTTTTACTGATAGTATTACTTTAAAATTTGACCGTAAAAATGGTACTTTTACCGGTTATGGTTTATCTACAGACGTTGCTAATAAAGTTAAATCTGTTAAAATTAAAGCATTTATTAGTTCTGAGATGAACAACCGTACAGAGTCTATTGCGTTTAAATTAGACCAAAAAGAAATCATGATGCCAACTGCTGCTCATATTGATGTTAAAATTCCTAATGAATATGTAGATGACTTCCAAAAAATGTTCTCTATGGATGCGGTAAGTATTTTAGTAAATCAATTAGCATCTTTCTTAGCACAACGTATTGATGTCGAAGGTTTAGATTTCATTAAAAGTCGTATCGATACAGTAGCATTAGATGCAAGTGGTAAATATGAAAGAGTTTTCAATTGTCATCCATATAATCATTACACAGGTTCTCCTACTGAATGGTTAACTGAAATTCGTGGTGTTATTGATAACTTAGCACAAGTTATTATGAATGATTCGAGATTTGATGAAGGTGGTTATTTCGTAATGGTATGTAACCCAATTGATAAACGTGTATTAACTGGCACTCAATGGAGTTTTAACTCTAATGCGGAAGTTGGTGGTACAAGAGTTAATTATCAAGTAGGTACTTATAGTGGTGCTTATGATTATACAGTTGTAAGTTCTACAAACGTATTACCTGGTTCAATTAACATGTTCTATATTCCTGCTTCACAAGATCAGATGACATATAAATTCTTCCCATACTCATTGACTATTCAACCTACTCAACAAAGTGGTATGAGAGTTCCTAGTGCACCAAATATTCCTGGTATCATTGCTTCTAGACGTGCTATCTTTGAATATTTCCGTGAAGCTAATGGACGTATTTATATTGAAAATAACAATGGAACATATAGCTAAACTATTGTTTTTATTGATATTTTATAAATAGATAAAATTTAATTATTATACATTAAGATTAATTTCTTAATGTATAATAATTTTTATAAATATATATTATAATTGTATGATTAAAAAAATGAGACAAAATATTAATAAACAAATTATCCATATAGTAAATTTTAATAAAATTTTGTCTTCATGTAACATTATAATATAAAATTAAATAGGTGAAAATTATAATGCAAATAATAAAAGCTGGTACTAATAACTATTTATCAGAGTTCTTAGAAGATTTACCAGATAATGTAATATTCAACAAGGTTACCTTTTTAAAATTAATTTAATAGTAATAAGATAACTCTTATTACTATTAAATCTTTGTTATAACATATTAATATAAGAACTAAGGTAGCCCCTGAAAAGACCTTTATCCAGTCCTGTTCTTATAATTATTAACAGGATTAAACATTTTGAAAGGATATAAAGAAATGACAAATATAAAAAAGGAATTAACACAAGAACTCGTTAAAGAGTTATTTGATTATAATGAATTAACTGGAGAAATAGTACGTAAAATAGATGTAGGTAGATATAAGAGGGGTGTGGTTACAGGCGCAATACATAAAGGGTACTACTACACACAAATAGATTATAAAAGATATTTTAATCATAGAATTATCTTTTTATGGCATCATGGATATTTACCAGATATTATAGACCATATAGATAGGTGTACTACCAATAATAGAATTGAAAATCTCAGACCTGCTAATAAATCTCAAAATAATCAAAACTCAGGCTTACAATCTAACAATACTACAGGAGTTAGAGGTTTAACATTTAGTAAACAAAAAAATAAATTTAGGTTAAGTATAAAATTAAATGGTAAAGTGAAACATCTAGGTTTCTTTGATACTATAGAAGAAGCTAAAATTGTTCGTGATTCTGCTGAATTAAAATATTTTACTCATTCACCACAACAATCTATATAAATTGATTCTTATATACTCTTAACAATAAATATTAAGAGTATATAAGAATGTTATATTATTTTACAGCTCTGTTGAGCTGTAAAATAAAACACCACGTTAGTGGGAACAAAAGATAACAACTACGAAGTATATATAACATATTATTTTTTAGTGCAATATCGAATATTTTAAATATATATTAAATAAATATCTTTATTATTGTTAGGAGATTATTATGTTTAAAAAACTTTTTAGAAGTAAAAGAGATAATGGATTTAATTCTATTGTAGAAAACAATCCTTGTTATAGTTTTAAGTTTAGTTGGTCAGCTTATCGGAGAATGAAATGAAGTTAAGTGAATGTAATAAAGGTTTAGTTGTTTGGTTTGAACATTGCGGTCAGAATTTGATTGGTCATATTTTAGGTTTTTTACAAATGTCGGATGGGAATATATTGGTAATTGTAGAACTACCTCTCAATATTAATGATATAGACAAACCTAAAACAGTAACTATGAGAGCTAGTCACTTAGAATCTTATCAAGATTAAATAAAACGGAGATTAACATCATGTCTGAAAATACTATGAGCGAAAAAGCTAAAAAAGAATTAATTTTAAAGCTAGAAAATAATGAGTCAATCCCAATAGATTATCAACAAGCAGAAATGTTAGCTAGTACTATTATTTGGTGGATAGAAGAAGGACTTCTACCAAGTTTCTGTATTAAAAAAGATTAATTCAAAAATAAAAAGTTAAGTATATTTTATATATCACTTAACTTTTTTATATAAATCAATAAAACAAGATAAATAAATGGATTTATTTAAACCTAAAATACATAAGAATACAAAAAATAAATCTTTCTTAGATATGCACTATTTACTAAAAGAAAAAGGAGTAAAGAATAACTTATTTTTTTTAGTAATTTATAATGAAAGATTAATGAACATAGATCCTTTTAGTGATAAATTAACACCTCAAGATAAATTAGAGATAGAAATAGAAGTGAGGATGAATCCTTGGTATTTCTTTAGAGAAGTGTGCGTTATTCCTGAATCAGGAGGAGAAACTATGTTCAAATTACATTTAGGTAATTTAGCATTAATTTTTTTATGTTTACAAAATTTTAATGTAATGGAAGTTCTTCCTAGACAGCACGGTAAATCTCATTCTACTGTAGCTATGATAGGTTATATTTATAGATATGTTACTAAAAATAGTGAAATAGTATTTGGTAATAAAAAACTAGAAGATGCTAAATTAAATTTAACGCGATATAAAGACCATACTCTCAAACTACCTAAATATTTAGTTAAAGAAAGTAAAAAAGACCAATATAATCAATATTACATTAAATCCGATACAACTAAAAATTCTATTAAGATTATAGGTACAGCTGTAGATGAAGATGGAGGTGATGCTTTAGGTAGGGGTTTGAACGTTCCAATATTATGGTTAGATGAGTTTGCTTTCATTAAATACAACTATAAGATATTTAATGCAGCAGCACCTGCAACTAGTCAAGCTAAAATTTCAGCAGAGTTAAATGGAGTACCTTCTTTTATTATATTAACAACTACTCCTAATAACAGAGATAGTGATATTGGTGCTTATGCTATTAACAAGAAAGATGGAGCTTTAAAATTCTCATTAGATATGTTTGATATGTCTACTGAAGTATTAAAAGATTTAATTAAATATAATAGTAATACTTTTTTTTATGTAGAGTTCAGTTACATTGAACTAGGTAGAGATGAAGAGTGGTTTAGAGAACAATGTCAGTTATTAGCTAATGAAAGAGATATTAAAAGAGAAATATTATTAGATTGGCCTAATACATCTGATAGTTCAGTATTTGATGAAGAATATATTACTGAACTGTATAAACACATTAGTAATATTACCACTACTAGAATAATTAAAGAAAAATATGTTTTTAATTTTATAAGAACATATGATATTATGAAACCTTATATATTAGGCATAGATGTTGCAGGGGGTTTAAGTTTGGATGCTTCTGCTATAGTAGTATTAGATCCTTCTGATTTAGAACCGGTTGGTTATTTTCATAATAATACTATAGGAGGGGAAGAACTTCTATCAGTTATAGAAGAGTTAGTAGATATGTATTTTCCTATGTCTTGTATAGCTATAGAATATTCACCTTTCACTACTCTATTTGTACAAAATATGATAAAAAATACTAATCTAAAAAGTAAACTAGTGTATCATTATACAGATGATGCTACTAAAGAAACTGAAAAAAGTCTAAGAAATATTAATATGGAAGATAGCGCAAACATTCATAAGAGATATGGTATACCTATCAATAAAAATACAAGACCTGTTATGTTAGATATATTACAATATGAAGTATATAACAATCCTAGTTGTTTTAAAATAAAAGATTTAATAAAAGAGATAAGTGTATTAGAGTACGATAAAAGAGGTAAGATTGCAGCAGCTTCAGGTATGCACGATGACTTAATATTTGCTTATTTATATGCTAGATATGCTTTAAGTAATATTCCTCATATAAATAGATTTATTAAATATTCTAATGATAGTACAATAAAATCTATGGAGAAAATTAGAAATGTTAGTAATAATTTTAAAGCTTATAATCATTTTGAAAATGTTATAGGTAGAGAAGTTAATCCTGATAAAAAACAATCTTTCTTACAGAGAGTAATAGCTTTGAATAATTATAATAAGTAGTGTAAAGTTAAGAATAATAAATATATATTAATACTATAATTAACTTAAACTATAGGAAAATGTTATGAGACATTTGTACTAATGTTATTGACCAAATGTTAGAACATATACCATTAGACCAAACTGAACTAATAGAGAGATTAAAATGGTGTTTGAATGATGCTATTTATAGACCACCTGAAGATCAATTTATCTCTTTTAACTATACAATGGAGGCTTTACAGGAAAAATATTTTAGATATAAAAGAAGAATGGCATTTTAAAGTATTATCTATTTTTACTGATAAAACACTAGAAGAATATAAAGAGATGTATAATAATCATATAAATAGCAAATAAACTTATTTGTACTAGAGGATGTTATATCCTCTAGTATTTTTATTATTTTTTTTCAAATATATATTATAACTATAATAAGATTAATATAAGATAAATAAAAATGATTACAACATACGGAATTTTTCTAGTAAATGAAAAGAATGAACTACTAATTACACATCCTACAGGAATGAGTAAGAACTCTTGGTCTATTCCTAAAGGTCGAGCTGAAGATAATGAATTATTTATAGAAACTATACAAAGAGAATTATATGAAGAAACTAATCTAAAAATTGATTTTACTAGTGATTATATAGTTTTACCTATTAGTGTATATAAAAGTAATAGAAAAAGATTATATAGTATTTTATATAGAGTAAATAGTGAAGACCATAAAGATGTAGAATTAAGATGTGATAGTATAGTAAAAGAGTTAAATATACCTGAGAACGATATTATAAAATGGTTAGACTTTAATAAATGTTATGACTTATTATTTGACTCTCAAGTTAAATTACTTAAATACATAAAAGAGAAGAAATTAATATGATTACATTACATAAGGTTAAAATATTTATAGATATATTTAAAAATACTAAAGTGTTTGATTATGAAATGTTAGATGATTTACAACATGAAGATGATATACTTATATATGGTACTAAGTACTATTATGCTATGTTTAATATAATACGAGGTATATTTAAATTATTAGAAGGTGTTATTATCATACTATCTTTAGGTTTTATTATACCTAGATATAATTTAGGTTTGTGTAGAGTCTTTAGAAAATTTGAAAAATATATAAAAGAGAAGAATTTGTTATGATTAAAACTTTTATTGTTTCTAATGAAAATTATGATGTAGATAAACTTAATGAAGTTATATGTAAATTTTTAAATATTGATACTATTCCTTATTTAGATACTAGATTTATATTCCATCCGAAAAATTTAGAAAAACTTATTACAGGATTTAATAATAATCAAACACTAAATGTTTTACTATCTGATAATATTGTTGCATTAGATTATATAAATTATGAAGGTTGTTATATAATTGATATAGAGTATAATATCAAACCTTTACTAGAATACGAATTAGTAGTGAATATGTTATATGAAGGTTTAAACTTAAGTAGTTTATATTTAGCAGGTTATTTGAATAGGTGATACTATGATTATAGAAACAAGAAATCAAGATATATTAAAATCTGATATTAATATTATTGCACATCAAGTTAATTGTGTTAGTAAAGGTTCTAGAGGTTTAGCTAGACAAATATTTGATAAGTATCCAAATTCTAATATTTATACTAAAGTTTCAAATAGAAACTTAGGTCAAGTTTACATAACATTTGAAGATGATAGTAAACTAAAAATATTACATCTAACAGCTCAAATATATACAGGTAAACCTAGAGACGCTGATAGATATGTTGATAGATTAAAAGCGTTTAAAGAATGTATATATTTATTAGAAAACAATCAAGGTATAAGTAGAGAATTTATAGGTTCTGATGTAATGAAAATAGAAACTCTTAGAAGATTTGATATTATAGATGGCGATGTTGTAGGATTCCCATATGGTATTGGTTGTGGTTTAGCTGGTGGGAATTGGGATGATTACTATAAGATATTAGATGAATCTAAGTTAAAAATTATTTTATTTAAAATTTAAACAAAGGAAATTATGTCAAATCATATTTGTTGGTTAATTACAATTTTATTAGATACTAATAATTTATATAGAATAGCCGTAAAAGTAAATAGAGATAAACTTAACGGAGATTGTGCAGAATATCCTAGAGAACCTGAAAATGAAGAACAAATACTTAAAATACTACCAGAATATTATTCAAATCATTATTCTATTAAAATATTAGAAGTACAAGAAATATTAGATATTGTCATTGTGAACTCTTAATTATAACAAATAAAGGAATAAAATATGTCAAACATTATTATTGATGACGATAATAAAGATTCAGAAGTAAATATTAATGATGAAGTACAAAGAGATTTTATTGCTAATATTATACAAGATGATAATATTGTAGATATTATCTTAAGGCAAATTGAAAATGATAATGAATTATCTAATATTGATTATTTAGAAGATTTATTAGAGAGAGTTGATGATTATAGAAAAAAATATAAAGATGATTTAGATTTAATTAATATTAGTAGAGTAAAAGAACAAGAAATATATATTCAAATTCTATCTAAGCTATTAGTAGAAAAATATAGTTTTCCAGAAGATGTATTAGAACAATATGATATTCCTAGTTCATTAAAGAATTTATTATTATATTCATATAAGACATTAGTATTAAATAGAAAAGAACTAATTGTTAACTTCTTAGAAAATATTCTTATTAATAATATAAGTAGTTTTATTCCAGAAGAAGATGGAGAAAATGGTAATAACGAAGGTGATGAAGTTAAGAAATATGTGGATATGTTATTTAGAGAAAAGAAAATATCTGAAAGAACTCAAGGTTATATATTATTTCATTTAGATATGAATATTAGGTATATTCTAAACGAATATTTAGATAATTTAGATGATAATTATAATCCATTAGAGTATATTATTTATGGTAAAGAAGATGAATATGAATATAATTTTATTGCTAATTATTTAGGAGATTATATAGGATATAGTTTTATTAGAGATTTCTGTAATCCTATATTACTAGATAATGAAACTAGTGAAATGTTAGAATCTAGTTTATATATTAACCTGTGTGAAAGGTTTACTAA